ATCAGATCAATGCCATTCATCACATACATTTGATCCAATTTTTGTACATTAGGGCTGGCCACTTTGTTGTAAACGGCACTGATTTGACGCTGTGCTTGTGCCAATACAGGGTTGCTCAATTCGGTTGCGTTGACACCAATGGCTTGCGCTGCCGCCTGATTCAGAACCTTCTGATTGGTTGCCTTGACTTCATTGAATGCGCCAGATGTGAAAGGATTGGATTCGAGTCGAGCCTCCATCTGCTGAAGTGAACGACTTCCGGTTTCCTGACCTGGCGTTGTCTTGAATCCCATCGCCTTGCCGCGCTCAAGAATTGCTTTTTGCGCTTCAGTCAATGCGGCAGAAGTGTCAGCGCCAACCGCGCCAGGCGTGATCTGGCCACCAGTAACCGATGCTGTTGGCGTGACGGTTGCACCAGTTTGCGCTTGTGCTGTGGCTTGTCCAGCTGGTGGTGTAACAGTCGGTCCACGGCCAAGCAAAGTATTCAGCAACTTGTTTGATAGATAACCTCCACCAGCGCCAAGAACACCACCTAAGCCAATTTGTTCAGCTTTCTGAGTCCAATAATCAGTATTAGACATACCAGTTGGTTGTTTTTCAGTAATTAAATCTGAGAGCGTAGGTGCAACTGCACCTGTTTGCACTGGTTGCATTGCACCGCTGACCATGCCGCCAACTGTTCCAGCTTTGACAGGTGCTTGCGTTATTTTTAATGCTTTGACGGCGGCAGTACTTGGAAACAATGTGCCAGCCACATTTCCAACCATACGGCCTACATCCATTTCTTCTGGCATGAATTGACCAGCGCGAGATTGACGATAAGCCTGCTCACCAGCAGTCATACCACGCTCAAACCCTAAAACTGATGGTGCAAACAGCGGTCCAACGCCTGGCATCGACTGCAAACCTCTACCAGCTAATTGCACAGTTCCTTCAAAAACATCACGCAAACCACGCAATGCACCGCCCACTGGAGATGCAGCCAATTGACCGCTAACGCTTGTGGGCTGTACAGGCGCAACTTGCGCTGGTGCAGATGATATTGAAGGAAGTTTCTTCAGCGCAGCCGCAATATCCTCTTTTGACATTCCATCAGGGAATGTGATCGGTCCATAACCTAAAACATTAACGACTTGCGGCATTTTTTACCTCACTCAAATTGTTGCGTTGCTGGATTCCATGTCAATCCACCACCGACGGGTTGTTGCTGTGACTTCTTAATCGCCTTCAAAGCAGGACCGCCACGCACTTCCATTGCCAACTCAGCAGCTTTACGCGCTTGCGCTTTTTGTGCAATGGTTTGTGGCTTGTCGTTGGCTTGTGGGAAATATTTTTGTATTTCCTTTTCCATCTCATCCACACCAATGGCAGCGCCTGATTCAGCACGCAAGTTTGCAGTAACCCAGTTTTCTTGTGCTTGGCGGTATTGCTGTCGGCCAGCACCTTCAACCCAATTTGCAATTCCTGTTGTGACACCAGCAGATGGAATAGCACGCAAAATTGCTTGGGTTCTGCTTGGTGTACCAAAAGCCTCTTCCAAAGTGACTTGTTTTCCATTGACAACCAATGGCTGATTTGTATTTGGATCAATGACAGGTTTGTTAAACAATTGAGTCGCTTGATTCATACGCAAAGCAAATCCAGCGGCCTTTGCCTGATCTTCTGTGGCTGCGCCTTTGCCAGTGACTTGTTCGCCAGTAGGTCCAGTGATTGGAATGATCGGCATACCTGGCACTTTAGGCACATAAGCAAATCCATCAGCAGTTTCAACGCGGTCATATTGACCACGCTGGAATTCAGCTTGGCTCAAATTCAATCTCTTGAGTGCAATACCAAGATTGGCTTGTTCAATCTTGAGTCTTGCCTCTTCGCCTGGTGACATTCCTGTCAAGTAAGTTGCATTGGCTGGAATATTATTCTTGTCAACAAACATGATTTTGCCGCCAAGATTGACTTGCACCAACTCTCGCGGAACACCAAATCCTTCAACAGTTTTAATTGATCCATCTTTGTAGCGTTGAACAAGTACAGGTTTCCCAGATGCATCTGTAACTTCTTTCATCTCGCCAATAGGCTCAACTGCTGGTGCTTCAGCGGCAGGCACTTCAATTCTTCCACCAGTTTTAAGACGCTGATAAGTCTTGCCATCAGCAGTGCGATAAGGCTCGCCAATAACCTCTGGAGTAGGCTTAATCGTCTTTGCAAGTTCCTGATATGCCTTTGCTTTTTCTGGTGCAGAAACAGCAAACAAATTAGATAATTTCATGTATCTGTCATACATAACATCTTGTTGTGATGGTGCTTCGCCTTGAACAGTTTGTCCAATCATCTCAGCACGCGCAACAGTAGGGCCAGCAGGCAATTCTGCTGATACTGGCGCAGATATGGCTTGTTGTGGTGTAACTACCGTTCCAACGGGAACAGCGCCAGTTTCACCCATCATAATTTTTTGGGCTGCATCTTCCATTGCTTTTTGACGCTTGTACTCATCCAACTTCTGCTTGGTGAGTAACTGCGCCAATGCACCTTGTTGCGCTTGTTGATAACCGGCAGAGCCAGCCTGAAACGCACTGCCCAATGCCTGACCAAGTGAAATTGGCGTAGCACTACGGCCACCGGCTTGCAACAACGCGGCAGCGGCTTGCAGCATGGCTTGTTGTTGCATTTGACGCTTCTGATCTTCGGTCAGATATTCATCAAGCGCAGAACCTCCACCGCCAAACAGCAATCCACCAAAACCTGATGGTGTGAATCCACCGCCACCAGACTTCATTGGTTCAAAAACAAATGGTTGTGTTAAATCGTCTGCCATGATTTACCTTACATGATTCCAAGTAAGCCGCCACCGAGAGCGCCGATGCCAGCGCCCACGCCTGTGATATTTCCAAGTTGAGCACCCATCAAAGCGCCACCAAGACCACTGATTGCTGGATTCCTGTAATACGGTGTCTGAGTTGTGCCACCCAAATTTGGCAGGCTCAGACTCAAACCGCCAGATGCCACTTGCAACTGTTGCAAAGCCTGATTGCGTGCCGCATCCAACTGAGCCTGTTCCAACTGTTGACGCGCACCGCCCAACTGCATCGCTGTCTGAGCACCTTGCAGATTCATGCCACGCGCTGCCTGCGCCAACTGTGCGGCTTGGCCATAGCCAGCCTGACGCATTTGCGCGGCAGTCTTGGCGGCTGTCTGCAACGCGCCTTGGTTTGTCAGCGCGGCCTGTACACCGTAGCGCGAGCCACCGAATGCCTTGGCCTGTGTAGCTTGTTGCGCGTCACGCAAAGCCTGCATCTGTCTGGCTTGCTCAATGTCGCCGAGTGTGCCTTGAATGACTTGTTGCTCATAAGGATTCTGGAATTCCTGAATGCTTTGAGCCGTGAATGGAGTCAGACCAATGTTGTATGCGGCCTCTTCTCCGGCCTTGTACATGGGATTGAATCCAGCAAACTGCTGAACAGGCAATCCTGCCGCCACACTTCTGGCTTGTTCCAGATTCTGAAAATATGCAGTCTTTAATTCTGGATCAATGCTGGTGGTGCTTACGCTTGTGCCGCCTTTACTCATGTTGCTTACTCCTTAAACCGTTTCGCCGTTTTCACGAATGAATTTCGTGTCATTGCCCAATACATTGAAAATCTTCATCCAGAATCTTTCAACTGGCTTGAATATCCAGCCATGCTTGTTTTGCCCATAGTGCCACTTGCCATAAGATACAAGAGGATCGGCAAATGTCTTAGCCACCATGAATTTGAATAGCTTGGATTGGCGCATCAGTGGCACAAAGACCTCGGCCAACTTGTAATAGCCACGCTTGTTGTGGTCGGTGATCTTCTCATCGCGGTATCTGCGAACAACAGCATCCATAGTGCCGTCACCATAACGCGCCTCCAGCATGATGAAACAGCAACTACCGCCACCACCACCACCGCCACTACTACCGCTTCCGACTCCACCAAGTGAAGAAGTACCAATACCCATAGAGCCGCCAAGTGTTCCACCACTGACACCAAATGAAGTAGCGCCAGTATTACCACCGCCACCTCCTACACCACCGCCTGCTGTGCCACCGCCGCCTCCACCACCACCTGTGCCAACACCTCTTCCACCACCGCCTCCTCCATCACCACTAGCAACTGCCGCTGGTGCAGCAGGCGCTGGTGCTAATGGACCTAAGTCGGTAATAACGACAGGTGCTGGTGCAAATATGCTTGGGTCATAGCCACCAAGTTGTCCCAATGGAGTGCCAACAACATTACTCATTGAGACAGGTGAAGTGACTGCACCATCTTTTGCCTCACTTGGTTTTGTCAAAAATTTAAATACAGCACATAATAAACCTGGGCCAAGAACCGTATTTAAAAAATCAGCATTTTTTTTCTGAAACGCTGCAAGTTCTGCTGGTGTCATAGCATCAAAAAACTTGTTAATGCGAGCTTGTTCCGCTTCATTTCTAATGCCACCACCACGACGAATATCAGTGATGCCGCTGAATTCATCAAGCAGACCTGATGCACTGCGCTGGCCAAAAATACCTGGCCGATAACCGCCAGATGTCCCAAGTAATGAATTTAATTGTGGATTACTTGCAGCCTCATATTGTTGCATTTGCGCCATGGCTCTTTGATAAGGAGTCATGTCAGTTGACAATAAATTTGCTGGTTGCTGCGCTGGCGGTAATGATGTCCAACCACCGCTTGCTAAATAATCTTCAGTTGCCATGTTACAAGTCCTTGCTTAATATGAACCACTTTGGCTCATATCCTTCATCCTTTAAAAATGTCCTCTCCCAGCCCTTACGGCCTGCGAGTGACACTCGGCTGCAACCTATGCTCTTACCCCATTGCTCGATCAAAGGTCGCATCAATCGGAGTTCATCTAGGTCGCCACCAGCAAGGAAATAGTGCAAGTCCTTTAACTGTGGGTAGACAATGATCTCTGTCACCACTGCTGAGTCGCGGCCTGGCCAGAATTGAAACCGTCCAGATCGAATTCCCTCAGCAATATCCTCAACTTTATGAGTTCCTCCGGAGTATTCTAGTGCCGCAGCCACATGATGGCGCAGCCTCTCAAAGTCTTCCTCGTCACTCAACGCTTACCCATCGGCACAACATCAAACCTGTTCACGCCAACCCGCCAATCCTCCAAGACAGCGCCGGTGTACTTGATCTTGACCTGACGGCCAGAAAACCGCACATCTGTTGGCTGTGCCGCTTGATATGGTCCATGGCTTGTTTCAGTGGAAGTCGGGTACATACGCGATTTGAAACTGATTTGCACCTCGCCTAGCGTCTGCTCGTCCGGTATCACCTGACGCACCGACATGATGTTCTCTCCGACACCGATCTCATACGGTCCAGACTCGGCATAGACCGAACCGCCATCGTAGGCATAGCCAACTTCGTGCTCGTAGATGTAGCTATCAGTTGACACCATCAAAGGATTCAGGAATACGCCCCTGTCAGTGCCTGCGGTGCGAGCCATTGTGCCAATATTCCAGTGGCTTTCACGGTAGTTGTAAGTCACATAGGAATCGACTTCGTTGCTGGCGCTTGATGGGTAATACCACCAGATTTCGCCGTATTTGCTGTTGTGAACCGCGTAAACCTTGCTGCTCTGGTTGTAATTCATGTTCTGGAATACATAGTCAGAGACATCGCAAGGCAATGGTTTGACATATCCATCAAACATCCAAAAGCCTGATTTGCTCATCCACATGGCAGCAGTGTCAATGGCGGCAATCGCTTGGCTTGAAATCACGCCACAACCTGATCCAGCCTTCTCAAACGAATAGGCATAAGGCAGGCCAACATAGCTGGCTGTATGCACATCAATGTCAGTAAACAGCAAATTGATGCCCCTGACGCGCTTTCCAGCCTTCAGAGCACCGGCGGTCTGCAACTCAAAATCACCAGCCTGATTGGTGGCCGCCGCCGTCCATGTCGTGTTGTCTTCTTGATCACACCATTTCACCAAACGCGGATTGTCAGATGCGCCTAAAGCAAACAGGAATCGCTCTGCGGTGGACAACACAGCCGCACAGCCTGTTGGTGCGTTGGTGATGGCCGCCGCCAAGGTTGGCGTTGAAAAACCCAACTGCCATTCGTACAATTTGCCATCAGAGTCGGAACAGGCAACCAGATATTCTCCCCAAGTATCCAAACTCCATGTGGTGGCGGCCAATACTGATCCATTATCTGGACGCGCTACGCCATAACTATACGAGCCATAGGTTGAATACCCATAGCCTGTCTTAATGGTGGCATCCGCGCGTCCAGCAGTGAATCCTGATGGCGTGATGTCCTTCAGCGTTCCCGCCTCATTCATGGCGTAGAGCTTGGAATGTGTACCGGCGGCAATCCAGCGATCTCCGCTGTTATCCCGCCATGTCAGCAAACCGCGGCATGAGCCGGTCATTTGACTGTTTGACTTCTTTCGCCAGCCGCCAATTGGTCTGAGTGTGTTCTCAAACCAGCGTACAAGGTTTGCGTCATACCAGCGTCCGGCAGACTGATACTCTGTGCCGTTGCGGTACACGCCTGGAGGGATTTTGAGAGGTATGAGTGCCATGGCTGAATTATGCGGTTTCTGTGGACAGATTGGACACGAATGTGAGAGTGGCCACCACTGATGCTGTTGTCGGTCTGGTGGGCGATGTGCCTGCTGGATAGGCTTGAATCGTCACTGCAGTATTTGGAGTTGACCACCAGATTTCGACAAAATCATTGGCATTTAGTGTCACAAAGTAATTCCAGCCAGCAATGATGTGGCCATTGATGCCGCCATGTTTACTTGGGATGCCTACAAAGCCAGTCGATCCGGCAATATCAATTCCAGCGCCAGACGCATCCTGACGCAACCAGATGCTGGCATCATGTTCTTGTGTGTCTGAATTTTCAAACTGTGCGCTGAATTGCAAGTTGTAGATGCCAGCTTGTGCCACGGTCAATCTGGATGCCTTACCGCCACTTGTCACCACTGACACGCCATTGCTGAAGTCGGTAGTGTTGAATGTCATCACGGTGGCGGTGTTGGCCGTTGCCGTCTGATCTGTGGTGTCTTGAAACGCGCCGTAGGGATTGTTGATCCACTTACCACCGCGCCTGCCGAACAACGCTGAAAACAGTGCTGTTAGCTTGTTGAAGTAGACATTCAGGCCGCCAAAGGATTGTGCAAAAAACCTCTCGTCATAGACAACGCCAGGAGTGCCAAGGTTTGGCTGCGCCGGTGTCGTTATCTGCTGATCAAGGTTAAGTGCCATTATGAAAACGCTCTTGTGCCGGTCTTATCAATGATCAAAGCCATGGCGCGAGGATCGGCATCCTCAGTGTTTGGAATGCTGACATGAGTCCAGCGATCAAACTCACGAATGACTTGGTCATATTCAAGATCAGAGCCAATGATTGCTCTGACGACTTCATCTGGTGTCATGCCTGGCACTCGGATATCGGCTGCACAACCACGGCGATGCTGTGATTTGTCGCTTGATCCGACTGCCTTATTCACTTCCGCACTGCGGAACGCGCTATTCACGATGATCGGTTTTCCGCCAATCACAACCTTGACCTGCTCCAAGAATTCAGCCAGCCGGTACAGGTTGGCCAACTCCTCATCATTTGGCAAATTGTCAAACTCGCGGTGATCTGTATGTGTCAACTCTTCAAGGGTAAAACTTGGTGATAGATTCATTTCATGTTCCTCAAGGTTTCGTAGGTTTGGATGCAGGAATTGAGCTTGCGGATGGCGATGTCTCCATCGGCTGCGATCTGGAGAAGATCGGCAGCGACAGTAGTCGATCCACTAGGTTCGGTTCGTGCCTCTCCGCTGTTATCTCCAGCGGTAATGGAGGCAACTGAGGTGGGACATACGGCGCTTTGGGTGGGGATTGACAAGCGCAAATTGCCACCAGCAATATCAGCACGCAACTTATCTTCTTTGAGCTTGGCAGCATTGTTCGCCTTTCGTAATGTCTGTCCATAAGTCTGAGCCACTTGCGCCATCGCCTGCTCGGTTTCCCTTGCCTTGGCATTCAAGGCGGCAATCTCCAACTGCTGGCGCGTGTGCTCGTCACTCTTACCCTTGTAGTATCCACCGCCAAAGGCTGACATCACCGACATGATGATGCCAAGCAGTACCCAAGGATTGAAGAGACTCATGGTGCTGGCGGCTCATCGTTGTCGTTTGACTCTGCCTTGGCAATCGCCTTGGCGCTGGCCGAGACAGCAGAACGGCCTGCAACACCACCCAACACGCCAGTGATGAAAACCATGATGGTGTTGATCTGTTGCGTGTACACCTTATCGATGGCGGCCATACCGGACATGGGCTGCGTCACGAATGACACACTGTAGAGAAACATGGCCACAGAGCCAACCAAAATAATCGTCAGAGAAAAGATCACGATTGCCCAAATGCGGACTTCGATCTCTTCGGCAGTCATGCGGTTTGATTTATTCATCACGATAGTTGGCATCACTTCTTCTCCGGTTCGGGTTTAGTCAATTGCTCTGGACAAGTGCCTGTGGCTGTACAGATCGGCGGCTTGCACTCCGCATTATTCCAGTTTGTCGGGTCTTGACATGGGTATCTGAATCGGTCTTCGCAACCGGTCAAAAACAGGATTGTCATCAATGGAATCAGGAGTCTTGTCACGGTTTTTCCTTTCGATCTCTCTACGCAATTTTTCCACTTTTTCGGTCTGCTGTTTCACCTCGGCCTTTTGCGTCAGCACATCGAGGTACAAGAATGCGAGCAACGGCAACATCAGCGCCACCAATATCACTGCAAATATCCACCCCAAGGCGCTCATCGCAACATCCTCGCCTGACTCAGCCACACGAACCATGTCCACAGGTAGAGGATAAGAATAAGGGTCAGGACGCTTACTCCCGCTTTTAGCCTTTGGCTTGCTTCCTTTTGCTGCCGTTGCCATCTTGCCCTCTTTGCTTTAGCTTCCTGCGCCAGCCTAGCAGCCTCTTGTTCAGCGCCAACAATTTCATGCATATCCATGACCTTGCTATACAGAGCACCGTGTTCTTGCGGA